GGGACACGTAATAGCAAAATGCACAAAATTTTCTTCCCCAACGGCTAAATCTTTGTGCAAAATGTCAATAGACACAATATATAGTAGTTAGTCATTGCTAACATACCTATAAGAAAAATCCCTCCCTCTGCACCTGGCAGGGGAGGGGAGTACAGCAACATATACAATAAGCAACCCCTCAATAGAGGGGGTTGTTGTGGTTAAATAGCAGTAGTGGAAATTTGCTGAATGTTTGTAGGTTCTCCCAGTTTTGAATACTTTGTAGGGTCGAACCCGTTGATGAATCCAAACGTACAGTTGCCTGCACCAAACTGTACACCTGCTGTGTAGGCGGGTGTAATATCCCAACCGGAAAGCCTAGTAATAAAGCACCACTCCGAACCGACAAATACAGCCGGTGCGTTTTCTCCATGTAGGGTCTTGCGCACTACCGTAATATCGTCCACGATGGTTCCTATGCCGTCGGAGATGTAAATCGGACGCGATACATCAATAAAAGTGCAATGACTGATAGAAACTGCCCTGCACCCTCCCTCGATGTAAATACCATTCATGGATGCCGTAGCAAGGAACTGACATGTATTGATAACAGCCGTCGATTTTACCAGTCGGATGCCGTATGCCGGTGCGTTACTATAGCTGTTTAGAATATGTACTGCGCCATTAAGACAATTTGTCAAGTAAATACCGGTTTGCGGGCACTGGTCTGCAATGAAACCATCAATCAGAATGTCCCAAACCGTTGATGGGGTCGAGGTTGCGTTAATCCATATGCCATTGGAGTTGCTGCATTCGCAGTTGCTGATATAAATATCTCGAATATCGTTGGAAGAATCCGCAAGGAACATCCACCTATCCCCTGTAGCACTGCCGAGGCTGGAAATGCAGTTTTCTGCGCGGAAAGAGGCGTTGCCGGAGATACCAGTTGCACCCGTGGAACTCTCTACTAAATGATAACTCACAACAGGTTTAGAGGTTGTAAGGGCAATATCATGTATAATATTGCGCACCTGTATATTGATAGTATGCGCACATTCTAGCACCTTTCGGCAACCGATTATAAACATATCCTCAATGAAGAATCGCTCAGAATACTCCGAAGTAAAAGCCGCGTCTACATCATCGGTTGCACCGATAATAACGCCATTGCGAAAGATAGTGCGTTCCACATGGGCGGTATTACTACCGTTAAAAATGAATCTGCTGTTGGCAGTAGTGAGCTTAATAACACACCCCTGCAAATCGTATGTTGTGTGCGGTTGAAGATAAATATTACCACTCACAACGTAAGTAGTATTAGTGCCAAGTCCAGCATACGTAGCAGGACGACCAAACTTCACTGTACCCTCATAACCGGAGAGATAATTGCTGATAGCCGACCCTAAATCACCTTCATAATTAAACCAGTCAACCAGTACAACGCTATCAGTCATCTTGATTGTGCCGCTGTTTGCTGTACGGAAATGACAGTTAGCACCGGCAATCGGTGCGGTGATGGTTACTGTGCATGTGTTCGCAATCAACATTGCGTTGTACGCAAAATAGGGACCGGTCAGTGTGACGTCCTGTGTAATATTGTATGTACCATCCGGGAACAGCAGTGGAAGACCGGATGCCATAGCGCGCTTAATTGCCTCCGTATCATCCGCTAAGCCGTTGCCTAATGCACCGTAGTCCTTAACGTTAGCAAATGCGCCAGCGGATTTGTCATCAATCTGTTTTTGTAATTTCTTATCTGCCTCAATACGGGCCGTTTTCTCTGCGTCGATAGCCGTCTGAAGGTTGGTGTCGGCGTTTTCCCGGGCCGTTTTCTCTGCGTCGATAGCCGTCTGAAGGTTGGTGTCGGCGTTTTCCCGAGCCGTTGTTTCTGCGCCAATAGCCGTTTGTAGCTTTGTGTCGGCATTCTCCCGGGCCGTTTTCTCTGCGCTCAAGCCCTCATTAAATGCATTGATAAGGTAGTGCAGCACTTCATTTGTGGAGCTGCTAACGCAGTTAGAGCCGGGCACGTAGGCATCACCGGCGATCATCGCTCTTGTGACACGTACCAGCGCCCCGTTTACCCAGACAAGATCGTTGACCGCTCTATCCGCTGTCGCGGTGGGGCTATGCCCCTCATCGTTGGGAGTAATGGCCTTTTTGACATCGGCCCAAAGTTCATCGAAATTGCCAATTTTTGTCCAGAAATCGGTACGATCCAGAGAAACACCGGACGGCACCGGCTTTACGGAAAGATAGGCGTTGCCTTTGCTGTCCACTACAACGGTATTTGCCTCATACTGGCTTGTGATGTCCCACTGAATCGGGTTTGCGTACTTGATCGTGGCCAGACTGACGAAATTCGTCAGTTTGGTGTTGAATTCGTTCAGCTCGTCCATAATCCAATCAAGATTGAGATCATGGAAATTGGTGTAGGGCGCTCTGTGAATAGGATTGATACTCATAAATCACATCTCCTTAATATACCAGCAAACAAAAATTTGCCCGGATGTCCGTAACGATTTTATGAACGGCGTTCTCCATTGCAAGGGTCAACTCTTTGGCAATAAGGTCTTGCGGGTCCCGTCCTGCCCGGCCCTTCTCGGTCACGGTGTCTTTGTAGCCGTCGTGCAACTCCGAAGTATTGTTATCGGTGGTGGTCTGATCGGTGGTGGTCGTGTCCGTGCCGCTGCTGGTAATGGTGTTCCCAGTACCGAGTGCCGTAGTGCTCTTTTCAGCGGTTTGCAATGTCCCGCTGTCAAACCCCGTAACGTCCCGGGTGGTGCTGTCACTGCCGGTATTCTGGCCGGTGGTGGTCAGGTTGGGCGCTCGTATAGTTGTTCCCTTCACGCCGTTTGTGCGGTTGATCGTGCCGCCGCTGGTTCCTGCATGGTCGGTGGTTCTGGTTCGGTCATCGGAAGCCAAAACATCGTATTTAAGGCCCAGCGCCTCGGCGTACCGGGTCCAGCTCGGGAGCATGGTTTCAGAATAGACGCCCAGTGCCCTGCGCATAGTGGGGCCATCCGCGTACAACACCTCCAATTCTAGCGTATCAAACAGTAATTGATTGCAAACAGTTTCTTTAGATACACTGTCAGGGACTTTCAAGTCGTCGAACAGTTTCGGGTATCTTGCCAACAGGCCGTTAAAGCTCAATGTTGCGTGCATCGTTGTTCACCTCCTGCGCCCCAGTGTCGGGCGGAAAACGCCAATCGACCCATAAAGTAGATTTGTCAATTCCAAAGAGCTTGTGGACCCGCTCGCACCCATGCTGCAAGCTGTCCAACCATAGCGACGCTTTGGCGGCTGTCTCAACGTTGTTAGAATTGACTTCGTCGGTCAACATCCGCTCTTTCTTGCTGGTGTTGGTGTTGGGAATGCCGACTTCAGTATCGAACAGGGCTTTAATGGTTTTAAGGGCTGTCAACAGTTCGTTGGTGATGAAGTTCCCTTTAAGGTCTGTCGCAAAGTACATCCAAGGGGCTTGCCCGGATGCCCCATTTTTAGGCGCTTTGAGCAATGAGGAATCCACAAACACGGCGGGGTCGCCCTGCATGATCTGGTCGAACATCTTTTTAAAAGATTCTGCACCGGCCTTGTTACCAGATGCGAACACATACGCCAGCCGGCTGTTTATTAAATTGCTCTGGATGGTCTGGGCAGCAAGGGCCATCATATCCCCATAATAGGCCACAATATCCACCATACCGCGGTAATCGGGCTGCAAATTGATGATCTCGCACTGCTTCCCGATTTGCAAATAGGGGGACCCTTTGATAAAAGGGTTTGCAATGATGGAGTGTGTGGGATTGTAGAAAATGTTAATGCCGGTCAATCCCATTCGGTCATATACCAGGCCATAGCGGTCAGTATTGAACACCGTAACACCACCGGACCCGAAAACAAGATATTGTAAGCGGTTGCTGGGCCATGTGTTGGGGAGCGTCCAGCGGACCATAGACACAGCTTCAAGGAACAGATATTTGCGGAAATAATAGGATAAGCTGTTGCCTTTGGTGTGCATCACGGAGGGAGTAACCGGCGACACATGAGCGTTGATTTGCTCATAGCTGTAGGGAGCACTCACAACAGACGTCCTCCCTTCGCCATCTTAAACAGCAACCATACCGGCAATTTGCCAGTAGGCCACGGCCCGGGACCCGGGCCAGGGCCTCCGCCGGAGTCCCATTCTACTTCCCATGTTCCGACCTGATTCGGGATTCTGATAATGCTGGACGGGTCCCTCAGGTTTCCGGCGGCATCGGCGTACTCCCAATGCGTGTGAATGCCCGTTGCGTTGCCGGTTTTGCCCTGCGTGCCGATAAACTGACCCTTGGAAATAGTGTCGCCCACGTTCCAAATTTGCGAGGCAAAGTGCGCGGCTCGCCAGGTGGTGCCGTCGGCCATTCTGACTTTGATCATATTGCCCCACGACTGATCGCCCGAGGTGCTGCCGTTCCAGTGCTGGGCCACAACCACAACGCCCGCCTCGGGCGCGTAGGCTTTATGATTGCCGTGAACCGTGTCAATGCCCCGGTGGGGGCTGCCGTCCGAGTATGCGGGATAGCCGGCGGTAACTCTGATTGGTGACACGTCAGTAATACACTGCTTATATACTGCCATTGTTTACGCCTCCTACTCTAAAAAGAATCCATTTTTCATATAGCTTTTAACGCTGTCGATCTCGGCGGCTGTAGCTGGCAACGCAATATCGGGGTCGTCTACCATCATGAAACCCGGGATACTGAACAGCTGCACTTTCTGACACAGGGGCCGTCCGTGGTCCTCGTTGTTGTCGTCGACCAGATCATAAAACGCACCTGTCAAATATGGCGTAATGCCATATTTTGCAACACTGGCCACTCCACCTTTTGATTGACTCGAAACGGTCATTTGCTGGGCCCCGGATGCAATGCCGTTTATAACATCGCCCCCACCAAAAAAGGATTCAATACCGCCTGCCACAGCACCCAACGCGGTTTGAATCAGCCCACCCAAACTTGCTAATTCATTTACATTGGTTGTGATCTGCGCCAGCTGCACAGGTACCGAAACGTTGCCGGACGTGGAAAAGAAAATTGTATTGAAATCTTTATTAAATGACAAGTCCAGTATTGCATCGCCGGTACGGTAATCAACAGTTAATCTACAATACAACGTGCTTTGCAACACAAACAGGTTAGCATTTAATTTGATTTCACCAAAGGGCGGACAATACAGCGTATACTCGGAATAGGGTGCACCGTCTGTATAAACGCCCCTTGTAATGTGCTGCGGATGATGGGGGGTCGAGATGCTGAACGTAAAAACGTTTTTGTCATTGGTATTCTGAATGACATAAGCGTTCCCCACGTTTTGCATTTTCCACCAACCGACGGGGATTTCTGTTATGGGGGTGCCAATGGCAGCGTTGCCACACGGTATCCAAAACGCTTTTGAAATGTACTGAATAGGATTGAACAACGCTTTAGTTAAGTTGCTGCTGATCTCTTCGGCGCTAATATCCAAATAATCAGTATTTTGCAAAAGAGCCGCCATAAGCTTTTGAAACGTGGTGCCACTCATTGCAAAATAAATCGCGCCACCGAATGACACATACCCGGGGGCATTGACGGCCACAACAAAAAATCCTTGACTACCACTTTCCGGGTCATCCGTGAACGGCGTTGAATTTGCATAAATGGTTCTCGTGGTGATCGTTGCTTTTGTGGGGTACAAATTATCTGCAATTTTTGGGTCAAACTTTGCCGACGATCTAACCACATATTCGGTAGAATACCCGATCTCGTCGCGGTAGCTTGCCAGCGTGTCAACAGTTAGCGAGGCGTTCCAGAGACCGTCGACATACGTCCAATTTTTGACCCAATAATACCGGCTGAATGAGGGAAGGTAGCAATAATTGTACCCGGTGGGGTCGCTTTGTGTTGCAATCTTGATCTCGGGGTCAATGATGTTGCAGGGGGCTTTAAGGTCAATTCCAAACCCCTGCCCACCGCTGGGCCGTTTTGTGCTGTTTGTGCGCTTTGCAAACTGGTAAAATATAGCTTGCATTTTGCACCTCCTATAAAATAACCGGCGGGCAGATGCCCGCCGGTGCCGGTCAGGACTTAGATGGGTCCGCGTCCTTGTGCGTGGTGGTTTTCAGGGTGGAGGCTTTTTTCGCCTGGGAGGCGCTCGGCGCCGTGACGTCTCCGGCGGTCATCAGGAAGAGCACGGCGTTCTCGGTGAAGTCGTCGTACCACGACCACCCGTAGTGATACCAGAAGTTCGTATACAGGCCGCGGGCGTTCATGGGGGTCGGAACCACACGAGACAGCTTAGGAGTGTAGCCGATGGCATCCCAGTCCAGCAGGCACCCGAATACATTGGTGAGCCGCACCGCGTCACGCTTGTAGGCTTTCCCGGTAGTGTTGGTCACGATAGGTGTGGCAGAAATGGTCTCGCGCTCGTTGATGTTCTGCCAGAAAGTGACCTGTTCCGCGTCACGGTATTTCAGCATGTTGTCATGGAACACTTCGGGAATCACGCGGGCGTCGATCTGGCTCTGCGTGCCGCTGTACAGATAGAGGTGCTGACGATCATACGGAGTGTGTCGCATGATGTTGTACGTCGTGCTGCCAATCTCCCAGTTCTGATGCCAGTTGATGGTACGTTCCTTCATCAGGCGGGAAATATCGTTGATACGGCCATAGGCATATTTGGCAAACCCCGGGAAGTTCGCTTCCTTATACACGTCCTGAACGGTCAGTTTCGTGCCCTGCTGGGCGTTGTACTCGTCAAGCAGATAAATGACGCTCTTCTGGCTGGTCGCAGTCATGCCGGTCAGATGATTGGCCATCAGGTTGTTGGCCAGGTTGCGCCGGTCTGCCTCGATCTGGTTCGACAGATGCAGCACGAACGAGGACCAGAACTGCGCCAGTTCCTCGGGGCCTTTGAAGGCCGCTTCCATCTGTGTATCAGCTTGCGTGTACACGCGGCTGTAATTGGTCTGGCCATAGTAGTTAGTTTGAAGGACTTTAGGCTTATGGACTTCGTACATATCCACGCTCTGGCCTTCCGTAAGTGCCCACGCCTCATCGGTGACGGGGTCGCTGTCGCAAAAATTGATCTTCCGCACATGGTTAGCCCAGTCATCGCCCGTAACCTGCAAGCGTTTCAGCGGGGCATCGTAGGGGCGAACGGCGAAAATGGTACGGCCCAGCACCTGACTGATCGCTTTGGTGTAATTGTCGGTACCGGTCTGCAACGTGGCCTGCGCAACAGAAACGAAATCGTATGTGTTCACGATGGGCGACGTCGGCGTCTGCCCGGTGGCCAGTTTGTTGATCTCTGTCAGAATTGCGGCAATGTCCGCAAAATCCATACCGGTTGGCATATTACTTCACTTCCTTTCCATAAGTCGGGTCGATGATTCGGGCCGTCACCGTAGCGGCATCTGCCGCCGGCTGCTGCTGGATGCCAAGGCCCAGCGCGTTTGCCTGCAACGTCTGGGTCATAGTCTGCATTGCCTGAGCGTTGGTCTGCTGGCCCTGCAAAATCTGCTGCAACAGGGTTTCGAGGCCATCGTACTGCGGCACGGGCTGCGATGCGGGCTGCGGCACGGGCTGCGGCACGGGCTGCGGTGCGGGCTGCGGCACGGGCTGCGGCACGGGCTGCGGCACGGGCTGCGGCACGGGCTGCGGTGCGGGCTGCGGCGCGGGCTTCTCCATAGCTTCAATCTCTGCTTTGGTGTATCCGGCCATTGCGAGGGCCGCCTTTTCACTGATTTTCAACTTTTGTCGCCTCCATTACAACGTATGTGTCATGTGCCAGGCATTTAACGACCTGGTCTCTGTCTCCTTTGGACAGAGGGCCCACTGCGCAACACTGCCGCGTGTGAGCGACGTCTGCCCAGTCGCTATAGTAGCCGATTTTCAAACGAGTGCACAGGTCAGCCAGCAGAAACGCGCGCTCGTTTGTGATCGACTGGGCGAAAATGATATAACAACCCATGGTCAGCTCTCCTTCTTGATGTCGTCCAGGGCAAGCCGCATCTCGGTAATAGCCGCAGTGTTCTCCTTGACAACGGTATTACACTGATACCACATCAGCAGAAAAGCAGCGATAGGAAACCCCACATTAGAAATAGCCTGAATCACAGTATTGGCATCCATTTTGTGCACCTCCCTTACAGATACAAGTAAATCCCAGGTTCTTGCGCTGGCTGACGCATGCCCGCCCCTTCTGGGGGCTGCCTATGGGCACCTGGGATTGACTTTAATATATACTACCCGTATAAAAAAGTCAAGTACCGCAATACTCGCGAAAGAAAATTTCATCCGAGTAGCGCTCAAACTCAATTTGCCTCTGCAAATACGCGGGCCAAATATACCCATACGCGGCCCTGAATCGTTTACGCTCATAATCGCCAGTGCCGTATGTGGGCATTTCGCCGGACCGATGCCGACACACATAGTAGAGGGGTTTACTCTTATGCTCATAGATGCAGCACCGCCCAATTTGAACAAGTGGGTAGTATTCCCGGAGGGGCCGGGATACAACCAAACTTTTCTCCTCGGCGCTGTACTGGTTTTCAATAGCAGACCTATAAAAGTCCGTTCCGGTCATAGACCTATAGAGGGCCGTATTGGCTTTCTCTTTGGCGATAGGGCTGTCCACAAGATCAATCAAAAGAATGCCTTTATCGGCCAACAGCTTAACGCGCTCTTTCTTGCCGATCATCTTTTCAACTGTATCTGTAATTTCCCACTGCATATAATAGGGGTTCGCCATGCCAACAGCGTTTGACATACACAACAGCGTCAGGGGCTTTTGCCCTTGCAATTCGCGGTTACGGTTGACCGTCTCATAAATGTTGGCAAGGCCTACACCCTCGCCCCGCCGGTAATAGTCGGACTCTTCTTTCTGGTATTCGTCCAAGATAATTATATTGGTATGGGGGCTTGAAAAACCACGGGTTCGAGCGAGAGTCACTACACTACCCACTACGCCCGACATCTGGGCCGGTTTAATGGGGCTTCCTGTATCGGTATAGGCCCCTGCATTGCCCACTTCATAGAGACCAGCAATTTTAGGCAATTTAAACGGAGCATAATGCGTTTGCAAATCATCGTTCAAAGGTGACCATGGCCACATACTGGGCGACGCGCAAATAAGTTCCGCCTGCTGCGGTGTTCGGCGCAAATACAGAAATTCGTCGCCGGTCTGGTGGACGTGCTTCAATGCTCCATAAGTCTTGCCGGTACCACGCCCGCCCCAGATGAAAATAATGGGGGCCCCTGTGGACAAAATGCCATCTTTTTCGGAAAAATTCGGCCATCCTTCGTCGGTGTATAGTTTAATCATCAGACAACCTCCATAATCTTGTACCCTAATATCTTTGCGTATTCGTCGGTAATTCCCAACGTATAGGTATTATCACAAATACACAGGTTTCTTGTTATGTGTACCGTATGCCCGTCAACCACAAAATCGGGCACATTGGGCCGGTCATTATAAATAACCTGATTTCCGGCGGCAAGACAAAACGTAAAGCCTGGCTTGAATACCTCAAAACCACCCCAAAGGGCCAGCTCCAAACCGCCTTTCCGCTTGCTAACTCCTGCTATGGTAGTAGTAATCGGCCCGCCCTTTTTATAGGTAGTCGCGTATTTTTTTGCGCCCCACGTCATAAACTCCGCGTAGCTGCGCTCCTGCTCGTACACGCCCATATAATGAATATTGCCTTTTGGGTCTGTAGCGCAAGCACCGTTGTCTTTCGCAAGCTGTTTCACAGATTTGTTAAACTCCGCTAAATCAATATTACCCATGTATTTGACGCTGTCTGTGTCGCAGTAAACCCCATTCTTGCCCGCGGCCCATTGCGCTATTTTTAGGCGCTTGCGGGTGTGGGCGGTTGTCCATACGCCCCATTGGTAGGGTAAAAACAAGTGGGGGCGGTGGTCGTTATAACTGCCCTCCGGGTCGTCGGTGCATTCGCTCCAAAGATTGTCGGGGTCGTCCTCGTCAAAAAGTGTGTCCAGCTGCAAGGGGTCTTGTGCAGTCATACCGTAATAGCTATTGAGATCGCCCTTGGCCTTAACATAATACAAATCTTGACCGGGAACACCTTTAAGGGATGTTTTGCCGGTGTAACTCTCTTTTACGCAATCCGTTAAGGGCTTTGGCAGTTTGCCATAATCGGATGTGTATAGGTCCAGAACGTTAAGGGCGTCCCAGTCATATTCTTTGGCAATGATTCTAAAATCTATATCGGTTATGGTAATCTCCAACTGTTCAGCAGACAACAGACGGCCATTGTCGTTAATGTATCCTTCACAGTGCCGAACCTTCGCAAGGGGGATATACGGAAACCCCCACCATTTAAAGCGCTGGCGTAACCCTTTTACTTGCAAGCGCATCAAGCAAGCCTTGCCGTGCCTCATACATTGCATTAACCGCGCTACGGTGGCCGGTTCCTGCCTAAATGGAGTCATAGGAAAATAGCATTCACATTGTGTGGCAGGGTATGCACTCGACATATCCACGGAACCGACATTTTCCAAATGTAACCCCACATAATAGCGGTTAGCGTGCGTGTCACCACCTCGGAACGCCTCCCGCAACATCTGGTAAAGGCCCCATGACGGCAAAAGGCGCTTGACCCGTTTAATGCCCCATTTATACATTGCTTCGCGTGCCATTCGTCGGACGTAACCAGTGCGCGTTAATGGTAGAGTGTACAGGTCATCGCCGTCCCGGTTCATCTCGATTAACAGACACTCCACAATACACCGAACATCATTGACACAATACGCTAATTCTGTAGACGTTAAAGGCGTCCATGGGTAGCGAACCTTTGAATAATCAAGTGCCCCCGTCAATTTGGCATGAGGGGCGCCAAGCTGTTTGCCCCAGGCATCAAGGGACAAATTACTGTGCCGCATACTGCATCTGTATTCTATAGCGCGGTTGTCACATTTTAAGACCCTGCGCGGTTTGCTGGCGAATACATCCCCCGGCCCAAAATCCAGAACACCCGACAAATATTGAAATTCGTGTGCGAGGTTGTGAACATACATGCACAGATACCAGTCGCCTTGCGGGCCACTGTTGGCTTGCAAGTAGTCGCTGATTATGCTTGTAAAGTGCAGCCATTCGTCCCAAGTCCTGCCGATAATGGTAATATCCAAACCAAACTGACACTGCCATATATACATTATAGTATGGGGATTCCCGTCCGCATCAACACATACTCGGCTAGTCTCAATATCAAACGCGCACGGCATATTCACATACAAGCGCTTCTTGTTCGTTTTGCGTTTCTTGCCTTTTGTGTGTTTGCGGTCTAGATGCTCCATAAGCCACGGGACAGGATTATAATTACAAGCCTCCGCCAAAACCTCCGCGCAGGTCGGCGGAACTGCTGCCGTCGCTATAGTCCCATTCTTTGCCATAGTTGACCTCGCCTTGCTGCCACTTTGCAAAATCGTCGATACTGACATTGTAGCCGCCTTTCTCGCGCCAGTACATAACCGGCTGATCAGACGGATAGTAATATACGCCCGATGCTTTCACGATCTCCCACCATTCCAACAGGGCCGTGTACTGATCCTCGGGCACGTCGGCTACATCAATACCGCCAACTTTCATTTTTTGCGTAAATTCTTCACGGGTACCGCCAACGGTGGAACCCTTGGAACGAACAAACCGCGCTACATCTGCGAGCGCCTGTTCCAATGCTTTACGGTCTCCGCGCATTGCCTTTATTGTCGGAAACCCTCCGGCAAATTCTTTATAGACATCACTTGTGCCGCTGATGGGGTCTTTTGATAATCGCTTAATACGTTTCTGCGCAATATCACGCAGTCGGGTGTATTCTTTGCGCATCTGATTATCTGGCCAAGACTCCAAGGCATAGGGGGTATACAGTTCCGGGCCATACTTGAGGACTGCTCTTGCTTTAGCTGCTCCTGCCGCCATGTTTCTCGCGCTCCTTTCTATCTAAGATCATATAATACCAGTCCAGAGGGTCCGCTTCGATGCCCAATCCGTTGAAAATGATTTTGGCCCATTCAGAGCGGAAAAACTTAACATCCTTAGTCGCGACTCCACTATATACAATGGCCGTTGCGAGGTAGATCAAAGAATCGTCGCAGTTAAGCAAGGATACTCTGTTATCTTTACTTTTCATGGGGCCTCCTATAATAAATATGGCCGCCGCATGTGCGGCGGCCATTGGCTAGATCAAACCAGATTCAAAGACAAAACCTGGCCCTTTTTGGTGCTGATCAACACAGGTTTGATCTTCACAGGTTCCGTCCACGTATCAGGATTGCCGAGCAGCGTAAACATCCGCTTCAAAGACTGATACACGCCCACGGAGACGCAGCTATAGGAATTCCCGTCCGCGGTAATGAGGACAATGCGGGGTGCAATCGTCTTCCCCTCGGGAACATCGTCCTTACTGACCTCCACGCACTCCACGGACACATGGACCAGCGACAGCACTTCATTGACGTGCTCCTTTAGCTTGTTGGCGGGGTTGCTCGTTGCATTGTAGAATGCAACTGCGGCAGAGCGGTCAGAGAGGTTCATATCGGTGTACCCAAGACCGGTATTCATCACATCGGACACCGTCATAGCTGCACCACTGTTTTCGGACTTCATCATTGCTTCGGACATAATATAGCTCCTTTCATTATGTGCCCTGTCATTATCAATACCGGGCGGGCGGTCCCGGTAGACGGCCCGGAGGCCGTTTCGACTTTTATTTGTTGAGATACTCACGGTAGCAGGATTCAACCGCATCGCGGACCATGGCAGCACTCTGGTACATGAGCTGGGACGACAGGCAGGCGCTCTTGTTTGCCTCCAGTGTTCTCACTTGCTCATTGCAATGTATGAGAGCTTGCTTGAATCCGGCCAACCATGCACGATCATTGGAGGACCTGTATCTGTCGTCGGGCTCCTCATATTCGCAACAAGTCATCGTGCCATCGGGGTGTATCTCGATGATGAATTTACGCATTTCCATTTGTAGAATCTCCCTTCTTCCATCCATACATAATCATTGCAAGACTGACAAGCATCTTAATACTGTCAATGATGTCATCCTCAGACAGTTGTTGCAAATTCTTTCCATCAAGAGTAATGGCACCATCGATTAAAGTGATTTTAATCATGACTTCTTTTTTCATTGGAAACCCCTTTCTTGTTTCTTTCATTGTCTATATTATACCATACACTAAATTGTATATGTTGCTATTTACATTGTAAAAATTGCTGTACTCCCCTACCCTGCCGAGTGCAGAAGGAGGGATTTCTTAATAGATATGTTAGCATTGACTAACTACTATATATTGTGTCTATTGACATTTTGCACAAAAATTTAGCCGTTGGGGAAGAAAATTTTGTGCATTTTGCTATTACGTGT